GGACGTGACCGGCGGCGTGCAGGCCTTCCTGAACCGCCTGACGGCGGAGGGGCGCATTGCCGGCGGTAGCGTCTGGGCGGACCCCGAGCTGAACACGGCCGAGGACATGCAGGCCGGGCGCGTGGTGTTCGACTTCGACTTCTCGCCCTACGGCGTAGCGGAGCGCATCACCTTCCGTAGCCGCATGGTCAACGACTACCTGGAGGAGATCGTCTGATGCTGAAAGACGTAATGCGCAACGTGGCCGCCTTTGTGGACGGCCGGAACTACGCGGGCCAGTGCAGCCAGGTGACGCTGCCGGAGCTGAACATTCAAACCGAGGAGATGCGGGCCGGCGGCATGGATGCGCCCATCGAGATGGACATGGGCATGGAGGCCCTGCGCGCCAGCCTGCAATTTCTGACCGTGCCGGCGGAGGTGATGAAGCTGCTGGGCAAGCGGGATATCCCGCTGACCCTGCGCGGTGGCCTGATCAGCCACGACGGCACCATCAAGGGCGCCACCGCCGAGCTGCGCGGCAAGTTCGTGGGGCAGAACCCCGGCGACTGGCAGGCCGGCAGCCAGTCCAACTTCACCGCCACCTTTGCGGCGCACTACTACAAGCTCACCGTCGAGGGCGAGGAAGTCTACGAGATCGACGTGGAGCGCATGGTGCGCCGGATCAACGGTGAGGACCAACTGGCCGAGCTGCGCGACCGGCTGGGCATTTAACCCCGAGGAGGACCCATGGAAATCAAGAACGGTACGGCGGTGATCGCCAAGGCTGAAGAGATCGACCTGGAGGCGCTGCGCGCCGAGATGGTGGACGTGGTGGAGCTGGAACTGATCCGGCCCATCACGGTGGGCGGCGAGCCGCGCGAGGTGCTGACCTTCGAGGAGCCCACCGGCAAGCACGTGGAGATGATGAGCAAGGCCGGCAGCGCCAAGGCGGCCGCCGAGATGAGCTTCCGGGTGCTGGGCGAGTGCGTGGGCCTGGCGCCGGAGGAGGTGAAGAACCTGCGCTCGCGTGATCTGACCCGGCTGGGGACGGTGCTCAAGTATTTTTTGCCCGACTCCCAGGCTGGGATGCTCTGACGGAGGCGATGGCGGACATCGCCTTCATCTTTCACTGGCCGCCCGATCAACTGATGGCGATGCGGGCCGGCCAGATCCTGGACTGGCGCGACAAAGCGCGCCGACGGTGGAACCAAGCCTACGGGGGTGACCAGTAGATGGCGAACAGCGGCGGAAACATGGCGCTCTCGGTGCTGCTGCGCGCGGTGGACCACATTAGTGGCCCCGTCAAGCGCGTGCAGACCCGGCTGGGCGCCTTCCGCCGCCAGGCGCAAGCCATCGGCCGGCGGGTGGGGTTCGAGCGGCTGACCGGCAGCCTGGCGCGGGCCGGCTCGGCGGCCAAGGACCTGTACACCACCGCCGGGCGGGTGGCGCGGCGCTTCGCACTGATTGGCACCCTGGGGGCGGCGGCGCTGACCGGCGCGACCATTACCACGGCCAACCTGGGCGACCAGGCGGCCAAGACGGCGGACTCCCTGGGCGTGGGCGTGGAGCGCCTGCAAGAGATGCGCTACGCCGCCGACCGGGCGGGCGTGTCGCAACAGGAGTTCGACAACAACCTGCAACGCTTTACCCGCCGCGTGGCCGAGGCCGCGCAAGGCTCCGGCGAGGCGTCCAAGGCCCTGGAGGAGCTGGGGCTGTCGGCCGAGGCGCTGGCCAACCGCAGCCCCGACCAGGCGCTGGCCATCGTGGCCGATGCGCTGAGCGACGTGGAGAGCCAGTCCGACCGGGTGCGCCTGGCGTTCAACCTGTTCGGCCGCGAAGGCATCGCCATGGTGAACATGCTGCGCGATGGCAGCGACGGGCTGGAGCGGATGTACTCCCGGGCCCGCCAGCTTGGCTTTGTGATCAGCGAGCGCACGGCGCGCCAGGCCGAGGACTTTACCGACAAGATGACCGACATGCGGGCGGTGATGCTGGGCGTGCGCACCACCATTGGCAGCGCCCTGATGCCCGTGTTCGGCCAGTGGATCGAGCAACTGACCGAGCTGGTGGTGCGCTACCAGCCGCAGATCCAGGCGTGGGCGCAGAGCTTCGCCGCCGAGCTGCCCGGGCGGGTGGCGCAACTGAAGGCGGAGTTCCTGGCGCTGGTGGACAGCCTGCAACCGGCCATTGAGATGGGCGCGGCCCTGGTGGATCGCTTCGGCGCGGTGCATACGGCCGCCGCCGCCCTGGGCGTGATCATCGGCGGGCCGTTGATCGTGCCGCTGCTGAAGATGGTGGTGGCGCTGGGTAGCGTGGGGATGGCCCTGGGCCAGGTGAGCGTGGGTCTGATCAGCCTGGCCACCAAGGCCATCCCGCTGGTGGTGGGCGGCCTGAAAACCCTGGCGGTGGCGGCCATGGCGCACCCGGTGGTGGCCATTGTGGCGGCCATTGCGGCCGGGGCGGCGCTGCTGATTGCTAACTGGGACACGGTGGGGCCCTGGTTCCGCGACCTGTGGGCTGGCCTGACCGGCTATGTGAGCGAAGCCTGGGGCAAGCTGACCGACTGGCTGGGCTGGGACCCGCTGGCGGTGCTGCGCCCGGTGTGGGACGCCCTGGCCGGCTACGTGGGCGAGGTGATGGGCGCCGTGAAACGGCTGTTCACCGGCGATTGGACGGCCATTCAAGACCTGTTCAAGTGGTCGCCGCTGGGCTTGCTGCAGCAGGGCTTCGGTGCGGCGCTGGACTACCTGGGCAGCATCGACTGGCGCGAGGCGGCCGCCGCCGGCTGGGAGGCGCTGAAGGCGGTGTTCCGCTGGTCGCCCCTGGGTCTGCTGGTGCAGGGCTTTGGCCGCGCCACGGCCTGGCTGGGCGAGCAGGACTGGGCGGCCCACGGCCGCGCCCTGCTGGAGACCCTGGCCGGCGGCATCCGCAGCATGGCCAGCGCGCCAGTGGATGCGGTGCGCGGGGCGCTGTCGCGGCTGCGCAACCTGCTGCCCTTCTCCGATGCGCGGGAAGGCCCGCTGTCGGCGCTGACCGCTTCCGGCCGGGCCATTCCCGGCACGCTGGCCGAGGGTGTCGAGGCCGGGCGCGGCGCCTTCCTGGACACTGTGACCAGTGTGGTGGGCGCGGCCCGCGATGCGCTGTCCGGCGCCTGGGATCGCGTCAAGGGCTGGTTCGGTGGTGGCGAGCAAGAGGGCGAGGTGCGGGTGCGCGCGGCCCTGGGCGAGCTGCCGGAACTGCCGGAGCTGGAAGGTCAGGCGCGGTACCGCACGGTGCTGGGCGAACTGCCCACCCTGCCGGAGCTGCGCGGCCGGGCGCTGTTCGTGGCCGAGGTGGTGGGCATGGGCCGGATGCTGGACGCGCTGCGCGGTGCGGCCACGCTGGTGCCGCCCGCCCTGCAAGGCGCGGCCACCAACGATGCGGCGGCATCCCTGCCCGAGCCGGCCCTGGGCGGCGGTGGCGAGCGCGCCCCGGCGGCCATGGCGTCGGCCCGGGGCGGCGTGCAGGTGCAGCGCATCGACTTCCGCCCGGAGGTGACCATTCAGGTGAATGATGCGGCCAGCGCCCGGGAGATTGCGGACATTGTGGACGAGCGCCTGGAGCGCATGCGCAGCCGGGATCTGTGGGTGCAGGTGCAGGGCGTACAGGAGGCGGCAGGCTGATGGTGGATATCGTGGGCACACTGCGCGGCGCCAGCCGGGTGCGCGAGGGCCTGGAGGCCGTGCGCGACCAGGCGCGCAACCGCGACCGCGTGATGATGATGCTGGGCCCCTACATGTTCAGCGTGGGCACGGCGGCGCCGCGCCAGGTGGCGCGCACCGCCCGCTTCGCCTGGCCCGCCCAGGAGCGCGTGGGCGAACGCCCCCTGCTCCAGTGGACCGGCAAGGGCGAGGAGCGCATCGAGATCGAGGGGGTGATCTACCCCGAGTACAAGGGCGGGCTGCGCCAGGTGCAGGCCATGCGCGAGCTGGCCGGGCTGGGCAAGCGCTGGCTGCTGGTGGATGGGCTGGGCGTGGTGTACGGCCTGTACGCCATTCTCCAGGTGGAGGAGACCGGCGCGGTGTATGACAAGCACGGCGCGCCCCGGCGCATCGCCTTCCGCCTGCAACTGGAATACGCGGGGGACCAGGACTGATGGCGACCTATCGGGCGAAGGCCGGCGAGATGGTGGACGAGATTTGCCAGCTCTACTACGGCCGCACGGCCGGTGTGGTGGAGCAGGTGTACGAGGCGAACCGAGGGCTGGCGGAGCTGGGGCCCCGCCTGCCGGCGGGGACGCTGGTGGAGTTGCCGAAGGTTGGGCAGGCAGAGACTGAAACCGTTTATCCAGAGCTGTGGGACTGAGCGCATGGCGGCACGACACGACCCGGTGTGGTTTCTGAAGACCGAGACCAAAGACATCACCGACATCATGAAGGCGCACCTGGTGGAGCTTCGGCTGCATGACCGTTCCGGTGCTCACTCCGACTCCCTGGAGATGGAGATTGCCGACGACGGCAGCCTGCCGATGCCGGAGATGGGCAAGAAGCTGGAGGTGGGTTTGGGGTATGCGGGCGTGGGGATTCGCCGCCGACACACGTTCCGCGTGGATCAGTTCGAGCATGCCGGGCCTCCTGCCCGCTTTCAGTTTTCTGCAACCACCATGGACTTCACCAGCCAGGCCATGGCGCCCCGGGAGCGCAGCCACGGCAGCCTGACCCTGGGTGAACTGATCGAGAAGCTGGCTGGAGAGCATGGCTATCAGGCTGAGGTGGTGCCGGATGATCTGGCGCGGGTTCGCTTGCGCCATGTAGATCAGGCCGGCCAATCCGACCTGGCTTTGGCTTGGGAGGTTTGCCGCGAGCACGACGCTGTGTGCAAGCCCGCAGACAACAAGTGGTGGGTGCGCAGCTACGAGGCCCTGGGCGAGCCCACGGCCACCATCCGCCCGGCGGACGTGAGCACCTGGCGGGCGCACTTTCTGGCCCGGGCGGGCTACGCCAGCGTGAAGGCGCATTACCACGACTTTGACACGGCCCAGCGGGTGCCGGTGGTGGTGGGCGACGGCGAGCCGCAACTGGTGCTGGACGCCACCTTTGTGGACGAGGAGGTGGCGCGCTGGCAGGCCCAGGCGGCCAAGGGCCGGGCGCGGCGCGAGTCCCGCCGGCTGTCGCTGCGGATGCCGGGGCGGCCGGACCTGGTGAGCCAGCAGGTGATCCGCCTGGAGGGGTTCCGCGAGCGGGTGGACGATGCCTGGCTGATTACCGAGGTGGTGCACACGATCAACAAGCGCGGCTATAGCTGTCGCGTGGAATGCGAGGGGGTGTGATGCGCGGCATGAACCGGCACAGCGGCGAGCTGATCGAGGGGGTGGCCCATTTGCACCAGAGCGTGCGGGACATTCTGGAGACGCCTATCGGCAGCCGGGTGATGAACCGGGAGTACGGTTCGCGGTTGTTCGAGCTGCTGGACGAGCCGACGGACCAGCGCTTTACGGTGGAGGTGTTCCAGGCGGTGGCCGAGGCCATCCGCCGCTGGGAGCCGCGCTTTGCGCTGGAGCGGATTGCCCTGGTGGAGGTGCGGGACAACGGCCCGGTGTTCGACCTGTACGGGGTGGACCTTGAGACCGGGCGCGGCGTGGTGCTGGAGAGCGTATGAGCGTGATTGATTTAAGCAAGTTGCCGGCGCCGGAGGTGATCGAGGAGATCAGCTTCGAGGCGCTGCTGCAGGAGATGCTGGACGAGCTGGCGGCGCGGATGCCGGAGCTGGATGTGGCGGTGAGCGACCCGGCCTACAAGGTGCTGGAGGTGGCGGCCTATTGGCGGATGCTGGACCGCCAGCGGGCCAATGACCGGGCGCGGCGGCTGCTGGCGGCCTATGCCGGCGGCGGCGACCTGGACCACATCGGGGTGACCTACTACGGCACCGAGCGCCAGGCGGGCGAAAGTGACGCCGCCTACCTGCGCCGGATGCTGCTGGCCTACGACAGTTGGAGCACGGCGGGCAGCGAGAACAGCTATGTGTACCACGCCCTGGGCGCGGACCCGGCGGTGCGTGATGCCACGGCCATCAATCGGGGTGCGGGCGAGGTGCTGATTACGGTGCTGGCGGCCGAGGGCGACGGCACGGCGCCCCAGGCGGTGCTGGACACCGTGAAGGCGGCGCTGGATGCGGAGCGTGTGCGGCCGCTGAATGACCGGGTGACGGTGCAGTCGGCGAGCGTGACGGCCTACCAGGTGCGTGCGGAGCTGGTGCTGCGCGAGGGGCCGAGCCCGGAGGTGGTGGCGGCCCAGGCGAAGACGGCGGTGGAGGCGTACACCGAGGCGCGCCACCGGCTGGGCGAGGACGTGGTGCGCGGCGCCATCGAGGCGGCGCTGTACGTGGAGGGCGTGGAGCGCGCCACGCTGCTGGAGCCGCTGGCGGACATTGCCAACGACGAGACGCAGGCGGCGTTCTGTACGGCGGTGGAGGTGACGGCCGGTGAGTAAGCCCCTGTTGCCCCCGAACAGCACGGCGCTGGAGCGCGCCCTGGAGGAGGCCCTGGCCAAGGGCGTGCCGCTGGATGCGCCGGTGCACACGCTGTGGGACCCGCACCAGTGCCCGGCCCAGCACCTGCCCTGGTTGGCCTGGGCGGTGGGTGTTGAGGAGTGGAGCGCGGAGTGGCCGGAGCAGGTCAAGCGGGACGTGATTGCGGCCACGCCGCAGATCCGCCGGCACCGGGGCACGGTGTGGGCGGTGCGCGAGGCGCTGCGGGCGGCTGGTTACGCGGATGCCTTTCTGGAGGAAGGGCTGCCCACGCTGCGCTATGACGGCAGTGAGCTGCACAACGGCGAGGACGATTACTCCGGCGGCAGCCGCTGGGCCTTGTTCCGGGTGATTGCCGATATCGGCGAGGACCGGGGTGTGGGCGGCGAGGAGCTGGAGCGCCTGGTGCGGTTGATTCGCCGCGCCAAGCCGGTGCGCTCGGTGTTGCGGGAGATCGCCTACCAGGCGTCGGTGGCGGATGCCTTCCTGATGGAGGATGCCCACCAGGTGACGGCCCGCCAGACGCTGGCGGAGGTGCGCCCGGCCGGGCGGCGCTACGACGGGGCCATTGCGCACGATCAGGCCACGATGCTGCCGCGCGAGCCGCAGTATTTCGATGGGTCGATCTGGCACGACGGGCTGACCCGTTACGACGGCCTGAAGCCGCGCCACGAGTGGGACGTGCACGGGGAGCGTTACGACAACGCCTGGGATGCGCTGGACACGGCGCTGGGCATGGATACCGAGGACCGCCAGCAGGTGGCGGCTCTGTATGACGGCCGGGCGGCGTTCGAGGGCGGCCTGCGCTATGGCGGCGAGCAACCGCCGGCGGTGGATGCCGGGCAACTGTGGGTGACCCTGCGGCGGCGCCACAACGGCCGGCTGACTTTCAACGGCGCGCAGCAGTACCGAGGCAGCGCGCCCGTGGCTTACACGATCTGAGGAGGCGAGATGCGGATCGACGACGGTTTGACATTACGGGGCGAGCTGGAGGTGGCGGTGATCCGCAACGGCTTGCTGGTGGATTGGTGGCAGGACAAGAACCTGATCGTGAACGGGGCGCGGGAGATGCTGGCGCAACTGATCGCGGGTGACGGTGACGGCAAGGCGGTGACGCATATCGGCTTCGGCACCAGTGGCGACGCGGCTTCGCCGGACGATACGGCGCTGACCGGCGGTTACTGGCGGGCGCTGTCGGGGCACAGCTACCCGGAGCCGGGCAAGGTGCGGTTTGATTTTGTGCTGTCCACCACGGAAGCCAACGGCATGACGATTCGGGAGTTCGGGCTGCGCACGTCGGCCGGCGCGTTGTTCTCGCGCAAGGCGCGCGGGGCCATCGAGAAGAACGACGATATCAGCCTGGAAGGCACTTGGACTATCACGCTTTGAGGTGAGTTATGGCGAATTTGCAAGAACAGAACCAGTGGGAAGACGGGATCTATCAGATTGAACAGACGGACCCGGTGGTGGGTGGCCCGGACGGGATCAGCAACCTGCAAGCCAGGCTGCTGGCCAACCGTACCGCCTGGCTGCGCCAGCAGCTTGAGGCGGCGCAGCAGGACCTGGAGGCGGTGGGCATCGACGGCCAGAACGCCATCTGGTCCGGCGTGGAGCGGGCGCTGTCGGAGATTGGCCTGCTGGCCGTGGAGCTGGAGCGCAACCAGACGGTGCGACACCAGGAGGGCGAATTCACCCTGGTTAACCGGGGTGTAAAGAGCGGTTGCGGGCTGAGCAAAAGCACCACCGCGAACCGGAACCTGAACATCGCCGCCGGGGTGTGCTTCATGCGCGGGGCGGAGATGCCGGTGGATGCCGAGGAGAACGCGGCCAGCGTGCCGAGCAACAGCGGCAGCGAGGACGGCACGGCGGAGGCGTACCTGTACATCCTGGGTGGCCGCGTGCGGCTGGGTGTGACCGGGCTGAACGAGAAGGCCCCGGAGGGCTCCCTGGTGCTGGCGTCGCTTAGCGTGCCGGCGGGCAGTACCGGCACCACGGCGCCGCAACTGGAGGATGTGACCATTACCACGGTGGCCCGGCAGGAGCCGGAGTGGCCGCTGGCGCAGGTGTCGCCGGCCTTCAAGCAGGAGGACTTCGAGCGGGTGATGGGTGGCAGCGGCTACCACCTGGCCCTGGATGTGGTGGCCTATGCCGGTGGCGAGGCGCCGCGCCTGATCCAGGACGAGGCGGACCGCGCGGCCAACACCTTCCGCGTGTATCTGGGCGGCTCGGCGGACGCGGTGCGCGTGCGCTATGTGGCCCATCTGATGAACCAGTAACAGAGGAGTAAACGCGATGCGTATGCAAACCCGAGGCGCCGGCCCGCACCCTGATGTGAGTGTGTCTGGCAGCGTGGTCACCGTCGGCGAAGTGGCGGTGAATTGTGAGGAGCGCCAGGACGAGTCGGCGGTGATGATTGATCTGCGCCAGGAGAAGTCCGGGCCGGTGACCGAGAGCGGCAGCGGCCGCCAGGTGGCCAGTGTCTATATCCCGCCCCGCCGGTACCAGGAGGTGGCGACCGGGGAAACCGACGACGAGGGCAACCAGGTGGTGAGCCGTGAGGCGGTGCCGCTGGACCGCGACCAGGTTCTGGTCACCCTCTGGACCATTCAACGATAAGGAGTCTATTCCATGAGCATGATTTTCAGCCCTGACAGCCTGCGCCAGCAGGTGGAGGCCGCCACCGGCGGACACGTGACGGTCCTGTACGACGATAAGGGGTACCCGTCCTATATGCGGGTGATTCCGAAGTTCCGGTACGAGGACCTGGGTTTTGGTGCTGAGCTGGGCACCGGGGTGGCCACGGCCTTCCTAGTCAACGGCCAGGAGAAAAGCGAGATCTTTGTCGGGCAGTACCAGGCGAGCACCCACGACGGCCGCGCGGTGGTGCTGCCTGGCAAGGACCCGCGCACCAGTATCAACCGCGACCAGGCGAAGGCCGCGTGCGTGGACAAGGGGCCGGGCTGGCACCTGACGACCCGCCACGAGTGGGTGGCCGTGGCGCTGTGGTGCATGGCGAACGGATTCGAGCCGCGCGGTAATACGAACTGGGGGCGGGCGCACGATGCGACCCACGAGACGGCCATGCGGCCGGATGGTGGCACCCCTGGCGACTCCAGCGGCACCGGGCGCACCGCGACCGGCGGCGGGCCGGCGTCCTGGCGCCATGATGGCGGGATCACCGGCATTGCTGACCTGGTGGGTAATGTGTGGGAGTGGTGCGACGGTCTGAAGCTGATGGATGGCCGCGTGCATTGCACCCAGGACAACCACTTCACCCAGGACGAGGGCGACTGGCCGGCCCTGGATCACTATGTGTCCAACGAAAGCGGCACGCCCACCCTGATGAACTCGGCCGGTGTCTCGAATGACGACTCCATTAATTCCGAGTGGGGCAGCCTGGCAAAGGATGCCGGTTACACCGAGTCGCAGTTGCTCCAGCGCCTGCTGTTCTCGCCTGCCGGCATCATTCCCCAGGGGCGCTTCTACGTGCGCACCGAGGGCGAGCGCTTCCCGATCTGCGGCGGCAGCTGGAGCAACGGCTCGGATGCCGGGCTCGCCGCGCTGAACTTGTACAACGTTCGGTCGCGCACGCACAGCGGCATCGGGTTCCGGCCGGCTTTTGTTTCCTGAGTTCTGCAACCTGAGACCTGTTGGGGCGCACGATAGTGCGCCCCTTTAAAATCCTATGAAAGAGCTGCTAATCGCCCAGAAAGTGGAGGAGATGATCAAGTACGGCTACGTGGCCGTTCGGCACTTCCCGAAGTCCGAGCGCCACGTGCTGAGCCAAGAGCTGCGCCTGTCCATGTGGCGGCTGCTGCGCCTGGTGATCATCTGCTCCAAGCGCTACCACAAGAAAACCACCTTGCAGGAGCTGGACGCCGAGCTGGAGCTGCTGCGCCGCGAGATCCGGCTTGCCAAGGATCTAGGGGTGCTGCCGTTCAAGCAGTACGAGGTCTGGTCCCGTCAGTTGGACGAGGTGGGGCGCATGGTAGGCGGTTGGCTCAAGAGCGTTAGGGGTTAGGTGCTGTGCGCTTCCCGATCTGCGGCGGCAACTGGAACAACGGCTCGAATGCCGGGCTCGCCGCGCTGAACTTGAACAACGTTCGGTCGAACACGAACAGCAACATCGGGTTCCGGCCGGCTCTTGAGGACCGCCAGAAGTTGCAGCGGTTACGGCCCTGCATCCAGTGCGCCTTCAAAAGGGCGCCTAATCCCCGGCCAAGTGCCGAAATATGAACAGGCCCCGGTAGTGTGGTAGGCGCCAGCCGAAGCTCTACCGGCGCCGCTTACGGTGGAGCGAATGAAGACCTACAACCACCTTTTCCCGAAAGTCTACGATTTTGAGAACCTGCACCAGGCCTATCTGCGCGCCCGTCGCGGCAAGCGGGGCCAGGCGGAGGTTCTGCGCTTCGAGCGCGACCTGGAAGGCGAGCTGATCCAGCTACAGAATGAACTGATATGGGGCGAGTATCAGACCGGCCCGTACCGGCGCTTCCATGTGTATGAGCCCAAGACGCGCCTGGTGGCAGCCTTGCCGTTCCGCGACCGCGTGGTGCAGCACAGCCTGGTGGCGGCCATCGAGCCTATCTGGGAACCGCGCTTTATTCACCATAGCTATGCGTGCCGGCCAGGGCGTGGGATGCACTCCGGCGCTGACCAGGCCCAGCAGTGGTTGCGCGAGGTGCGAGCCCTGCACGGCCGCGTCTACGTGCTGAAGGCCGATGTGGCCAAATATTTCCCCAGCATCGACCACGGCATCCTGCTGGAGATGCTGGGTCGGCGAATCGCCTGCAAGCCCACCATGCGGCTAATCGAGAGCATCATGGACACCTGGCATCCGGGGCTGCCTATCGGCAATTTGACATCGCAGCTATGGGCCAACATCTACTTGCATGAGCTGGATTCGTTCGTGAAGAACGACCTGGGCGTGCGCCGGTACATGCGCTATATGGACGACTGGCTGGTGGTCCACCATGACAAGGAATACCTGCACGCCCTGCGGCGGGTGCTGGAGGACTGGATCTGGGGGCGGCTGCGGCTGCGCCTGAACAACAAGACCCAGGTGTTCCCGGTGGGTCAACGGCACGGCCGTGGCCTGGACTTCCTGGGTTATCGCATGTGGACCACCCACCGGCGCCTGCGGCGGGATTCGGTGAAGCGTATGAAGCGCCGTTTAAAGGGGCTTGAAAAGGCCTATAGCGAGGGGTTAATCGACTTCCCGGAGATCCGTCAGCGACTCGCTTCCTGGGTGGGTCATGCAGCCCACGCCGACAGCTACCGGATACGCGCGAAGGTACTTGGCGAGGCGGTGTTCAGGCGCGACAATGGCAAGTCTCAATAGCAGTGGCGCGGCGTCTCAATTTGAGCGGCGCGTTACATTGCATTCGCTGACCCAGCACCTTGCGATGGAGCTGGCATCCAAACAAATCAGGGTCAATGCCGTTTCTC